ACCAGGGCTATTGGATTTCTGTGAGTCAATTAAAGGTGGCAGGGCTTCGAGGAACTGGCGTCCTGCGTACGGGTTGGCTGATGAGTTTACGTCTCTGCCTGATGTAAACGCAGGGACATACTCGCCATTGCGGTAAGCGATTGTGCGCTTAGCAGCTGGCAAGCCCATTGGGTTCTTTCTACCGGCTGTCTCATAGATAGCGCCTGGAGCTGATGAGTTAAATATTTGGGCAAGAGTTCTAAAGCCGCGCTTGTTTGGCTTTGTAGGTGTGGTCGAGTACCCCAGACCTTTTTTCATAATGCCAGCATTAAAGGCGCGATACTCCCACTCGCCTACAGGGTTAGCCCATCCGCTTAAAGGTGACGTGGCAGGAACAAAGCCCTTGGCGCGATTAGTAACCTTGCGTAAGTGTCCAGCAATTTCTTTCTGGGTTTCTTTTGCTAAGTCAGGAGCATATTGCTTTAAGGCTTTTCTAAGAGCGACCGCGCCTTGTAGTTCTACTGGCATTGTCTCGCTCCTTTGCTAAGTCCTTAAGGACTTCTATATGTGCCTTAAACGCCGCTGCCGGTAGTTCGACAATGGTTTGGAAAGGAACTCCATACTCGTAACTCAAGCGAGCCGCGAGATAGGTGAGGGAGTTCCGATCTACCCTAAAGGGTCAGACTCTAAGACCTCGACTGACTTGAGTGTCTCAAGGAATGATTCCCCAAAAGGTTTGACTGTTTCACCCGAACGTCTAATTGCTTCCCAGCACAGCCAGTAAACATCTGACTGCTTTTGGTCTTCTATCAGGGCTTTGTGAAAGCCCTTCTTGGCGTATTGTTCAAAGCTATATTCAAGCACCGGAGTAATCTCGTACTCCTGCACTTGTCCATCAGCCCTTGTTACTTTGAGTTTTGCCATTGTTAGCCCCTTAGTTAGTTATTATGGTGTGGTTGTGATTACGATTGTACCGGATACGTTCCAAGTTACGCTCTGTGTTGAAAGGTCTCCAACTGCACCATTTACAGGTGTTGTGTTGTTGACCAAGCATGTCATTGTGTACAGAGGGTTTGTCGCGGATACTGTTGTGTTGAGCTGCTTAACTGTAACTGCGGTGTTTGTGCCCCATGTTGAGTTAAGTGTCTGGAGTGTCTTTGAGGTGGCTTCATCGTTAAAGAAGTCAATTGTGATAGATGATGCTTCAAGACCCTTAACAAACTTGTGTCCTGAATCGCCCATTGCTGTAACTTCAAGCTCATCGAACGAGCGGTTGATTGTTACAGATGAGACAAGGTTTGAGAGATCAACCGCGTTAACAGTTAGAGCCACTCCATTGCTTAGATAAACTGCCATTTGGTTATTCCTCTTCCTTCTTAGTTGTTGGTTTTGCTGCTGCTGGCGCTACCTGACCGATTTTAATCAGGAAGGCTTCGTTCTCTTTTTCCCATTGTGCCAAATCGGTCACGATTAGCTCCATTCCGTTAGGGTACTGATTGCAATGTCGCAAGTCAGTAAATCTCCTGTAGCGATTGACAGGACACTAGGCGCGCTGACGCTACCTACATTAAATACAATGCTGGAAGCCTCAAGAAGCGCAAAGACGCGAACTACGTCAGCTTCTATTCCAGCAAGGTTGCCCTGGTTATCGAGCAAAGGTACAAGGATTGAAATTGTAAAATTAGCCATCGGAGCAACTGTTGTGCGGTCGTTGTTTGTAGGCACGATGTAAGGATCGGCAGGAGTCACAATAATGCTGTTAGCAATAGGCGTGGCAGGTGGGAATGAGAAAACTGAATACAAGGAGTTATCGGTCAAAGCCGATGCGATTGATGTGCGGAGTGTGGTTATCGCTGGCATCAGCCCACCATAGAACGAGGGTCGAGATAAGGCGCAAGCAAGCCGCGAACGCGAGCCACTAGCTGTGAAGACATTGTGTACATGCTGCCCATCGATCCATCAGGTTGCATACCATTGCCGGAGTTGGTCTGTCGAGCAGTCCAAATAGACACGCAGACCATAAGGCTGGCTTCCTGGATTGCTGGTACTGTTGAGTAGTCTGTGTAAGTCGTAGCTGCTACCTGACCATAAGGATTTATTGGATGATAAGTTTTAATAACATTAGCCCCATGAGTTGTGGTTATATCTATGCTTTTACTATCAACAGCATTGACTGTCTTCGATCCATTAAAATTAGAACCACAGCCTGTTACAGTAATTGTTTGCCCGATATAAAATACGTCATCAACATAATCGTTAAAATACAAAACGCCGTTTGTGCCGTTATTTGAATGAGCAACTACTGGAGTCGTGTTAGTCCATAGAAAAGGCAACAATACATTATCTCCAGCATCGCAGACGGATTGAATCACGGCGTCCGAGTACAGACTGCCGACACCCAATGCCGCTTTTAATTCTGCAACTGTGGTGATGCTCATTGTTGTCCTTTCTAAAGACTAGGGGAGCTGCAAGGGCTCTGGCAGCCCCCCTAGCGACTTAGGGTATTGCTTATGTAAAGTTAAACCAGTTTGCGCCAGCGCCTAATTTAGTAGCGACAGCTCCCTGACCGAAGAGTAGAATATCTACAGTTCCGTCAGAGTTGATGTTTGTACGAAGTTGCTGACGAGCACCCTCATACCATGTGTAAGCATCTGGGTTCACAACTAGCATTGAGTAATCGCCAGTTCCTACTGGTGCGGCTGATGTGATGTAACGAGATACACGAAGATCAAGACCTGCTACTGAACCACGAACGCTAAGAGGTGAAAGTGCACCACCTGCGTTTTGAGGGTTTGCAGCGATGTAGATTGGTCGTCCGTTATCGTTGTATGACATGATGTTTGCCCATTGTGCTGGTGTAACTACAATGTTACGAGCAAATCCGAGTGATGCTGAATAAACAGCAGCAGCAGCGCTTGAGATGTACTTGAGTAATCCATCGGCTGAATTAGCTTGTGCTGTTGCGTTGAGAGCTCCATCGTTACCGATTACTCCAGTTACATACTGCTCTGTGTCTTTTGCGTAAGCAAATTCCATCTGGGTAAGAAGCTCATCTAAAAATGCAGGAGTTGAGTTTGTGAGAAGTTCGAGAGTTGTGATAGCACGACCCTTAAATGACTTCTTTGTTACTGTAATGTATGAAGCCTCAAGCTGTGATTCTGTAACAGCTGCGTTCTCGTCAATCTGATCTACAAGAGGAACTTCAGTAATCTTTGGCAGCTCAAAAGTTTTTCCGAATTCTGGCATTGTGCCGCGAGTAATTGAGTCAATTACTGGGCGATCAGCGTTAGAAAGGAAGTTAAGGAGCTGTGTGCTTTGTGGTGTTGGAATAAATCCTGCACCTGTTGTCTGATCGTTATCAGCAGCGCGAAGCCATTGACGTGAATCTTCATCACCAAAGAGGTTAGCCTTTAGTGTGTTTTCCAAGTAATTGCGCTTTGTGATTTCAATTCTTGGGCTGGTGTACATCATTGCTTGAACAGTAGGGCGAGCAGCTTCCACAGCCGCAGCTTCTACTGGTGTTGCTTCGACTGCTGGAGTGGTTGATTCTTCCACGGGGGCTGTCTCGCTTTCTGTAGTTGGAGTTTCAGCAAGGGTAACTTCCTCTGCTGCGATCTCTAGAACTTCTGCCGACTTAAATGCCGGTTCTGTTACTAGAGAAACTTCTTTTAATTTAGCCGCTGTTACGACTGTGTAGCCATCGCGTGAAGGCTTGGATGAAATGATTTCTGCTCCGATAGAAAGCCCGGATACTAGACCTTCTTGAGCCATGACAAGTGCGTCGTTACCACCTGTAGAGCGCGAGAGCTTGAAGGTGGCGTAAATGCCATCTTCGCGTGTCTCGGCTGAAACCATGCGACCTACTGGCTTCTGCATGTCGTGCTGGCTAAACAGTTTAATTTTAGTTGGGTCTTCAATTTCAATAGAACCAGCTGCAAAGGTGTAAGCACCTAGATTAGTTTTACCAATCTCGCCTGTTCCCATTGGGACAATCTTGCCGCTAATCTCGCGGCGTTCTTCGCTGCATTCAATAGATGCGGCTTCGATGTATAAAGTTTCCATTAGTATTCGCTTCCGTTAGGTGTTAGGTCTTCCATCTGCATAGCCTGTTCCGTAGTAATGAGACCTAGTGCAAGCATTTTTTCAAGCACAAGCAAGCGCTCCATAGGTTCTGTTCGTAGAAAAGTTGAATCTAAATCAAATTTAACGCAATGCCCAGCCGTAGATATATCGTCCATGCTTAAGCGAGTTTCGATTGCAGAGATATAAGGCTGGAACGCTAGAGCTACTAATTGCTTGCGCTCATCTAAAATGTTTGCGTAAGTTAAAGATGTGTTCTGATCCGCTGACACATAGTAAGCAGGGACTCCGCATAATCTTGTAATTTCCGTAGCAAGATTTTGAATTGCCTCGTTCATCATCATTTCTTTTGGAGAAAAGCCTAAATTCTGCGCATCTAAAGTTGAAGTAAGATAGGCAGTTGAACCATTTTTACGAGCGTTTTTCCAAGAAGCAAGAAGACCAGAAACTTCTGCTGGCGGCAGGTCAGCCCCCGAATTTTTCAATATCACAGTCGCCATCGGAGTTGATGCGGCTATGGCGGCTGATCTCTGAACATCTATAGCTGCTTGAATTGTGCGAGCCCCGGCATTTAGTATGCCTTCGTTGAAAGCTTGGAATGTTACTAGTGATCCTAAACCTGACATTGGACGAGGAGAGCCATCAACATAATACTGTGTTACATAAACATTATGAACATCTAAATCAAAGGTCACGCGAGTATTAGAAACCCACTCAAAGGCAGCGCCGCGATTGTCCTCTTGATAAACTTCGACAATTTCGAGAAAGGCTTGACCATACATAAGAAGGCTATCAACCAACCAACTAACTGTAACAAATTGCGGTTGAGACTTGGAGAGTTGATAAACCCATCGAGGTGCTGCAATTTTTTCGCCTGTGGATATTTTTTTGTACTCTAAAGGTATTGTGCCTACTGTGCAAAGTAAATCCCGGCATCGCTTAAGAGCCGGTACACTCATGGCGTCGCGTCGGGAGATTACCGGAAAAGTAAAGCTGTAAATCGAGTTAAGATTATCGCCCATGATGTGAGGCGCGGCTTGTGCCTCTATAACTTGTGGCTTACGCGAAAAGAGACCCATAGGTCGCAATTATACACTACATGTAGGTCATTCCGCGTAGATTGCCGCTATCTGTTGTGGTTTCATCAATGTCGATATTGCCATAGCTACTGAAATTGGAATTGCCACCGATCCTGCGGATTGGCGCTTTACGATTCTCCAACTTGAGTCATTATTTTTTGCCGCAACATTGGAGAATTGGGTAATAAGTAAATCCTGACCATTATGAACCCAGCGTTGATTAACTGTCGCATCAAGTAAATCGCTACAAGCCTGATAGAACTGCGCTCCTGATACATCAACGCATATCTGCCCTGCGTTGGTCAATCGATCCGCGATTGTCTGGGTAGCGTACTTGTCGTGAAGAATCTGGCGAGGTCTGTAAATATCAGCCCAGGCTTTAATGTCTTTAGCAATAGTTAATTCGTCAACCGAAACCATAGATTCCCAAGTCTGTAGAACCCCTATGCCAATCCGACCATTTGGCAATAATTGACCAGCAACCAAAGCCGCATCTCTAGAACTAGGGCTTTTATCAAAGGCAAAAACTGTGTATGCACCCGGACTCATACTAAGAGTCGCATCAGAGCAATCCTCAATGCTATTGTGTGGGAAGGGACTGACCATACTGGAAATCCATTGACACAATAGCTCGGTTCTCGTATTTTCAATCGGGCTAGTTGCTACAGCTTCTTCCAGGGCTTCTTCTGTAATGGTGTATCCCAGGGCTGGGTTTGCTTGAGCCCAAGCTGCACGATCCGTAATCTTGGCATGTTGAGGTGCTGAATATTCATAATAGCCAAAAGACTTAGGTGGATTCTCCAGGGCTCTTTCTCTCATGCCATTTAGGACTAGCGAGAAAGCATCTCCTGCATTTGAACACAGAAGCGTGTGAGCAGTTGCGTGCGCTCTAGTCGTAGGAATTGCTGCTCTGTATCCTTCTTCGCTAATTTCGCGGAGTTCATCGATAAATAGTAATCCGTTGACAGTTCTGCCGCGAGAGCCGTCTCTAGTTGCCGAAACAACGTCAAGCCTTGCTCCAGATAGCATCTCAATAGATTCTGTTC